AGGGGCACCCCTAGATTTATGCGCGTGTGTACTATTTGGCCCAAAGGAGTATTTCGCGGCGCTGAAAAAATCAAGGTGATATTCCATAATACTATGGAAACCCCAACTGACAGCCGTATCGCGCAAGAAAATTACGTGATTGACATGAGTATTAGACTTTGTATAACATCCCTCTGATGGAACAGGACAATGCTCTCGCAATCCCGATGCCCACCGATGAAGAACTCGGCCCGGCCATGCGGAAACTCAACGACCGGCAGAAGCGGTATGTGATCGCTTGGCTCATGGAACCCTCCTCTCAAGGTCACAGCCGCGCTGTCCGCATCGCAGGTTATGGCAACGGAAACTCAAACAGCGAGAGGCAGCAAGCGTGGCTCCTGTCGCACAACCCTCGTGTCATGGCGGCGGTCAAAGAGGAAGCCGACCGACGCATGAAATACGGCGCGATCATCGCGGCCTCCCGGCTGCTGGAGTTCGTGGAAGACAAAACTCACAAAGACAGTTTCAAGGCGACGGTTGAAATGCTCAATCGGGCTGGCCTCATTGTCGAAACGCAACACAGGGTCATCGTGGAAAACGACGATAACATGCTGTCCGCCATTGAGCGGGTGAAGGTGCAGGCGCACAAGCTGGGTCTCGATCCGGTGATGCTACTGGGGAAAATCGGGATCACCCTCGACACCGAGGGGAACCCTGTAAACAACAACGCACCCGACCGGGTGAACGCGGTGGATGCTGAGTTCACCGAAGTCGAGGGTGATGACGAATGGACGGTATAGATCGCGTTCAACTCGAACAGCTCGCTGAGCTGAACCGGGCGCTCGAAGAAATCTCCGAGATGAAGAAGTACCGGATGATCGACTTCTTTCATCCGTATGCGAAGCAACTGGACTTCATGGAGATGGGGGCGAAGCTGCGTGAGCGGCTGCTGATGGCTGGCAACCAGACCGGCAAGTCCGAGATCGGTGCCTACGAAGTCGCCTGTCACCTGACCGGCCTGTACCCCCATGGCTGGACCGGGCGGCGCTGGGACCGTCCTGTCAAAGGATGGGCAGCGGGTATCACGTCGATCTCGACCCGCGACATCGTACAGAAGAAGCTCTGCGGCGAAGCGGGCATCAAAGAGCTGTTCGGCACCGGGATGATCCCGCGCGAACTGATCCTCGACGTGTCCCTCGCTCGTGGCGTGACAGATGCCTATGATACCATCAGTGTACGTCATGTCTCCGGGGGCGTCTCGATCCTGAAGTTCAAGTCCTACGAACAGGGACGGGCAAAGTGGCAGGGCGATACCCTCGACTTCATCTGGTTCGATGAGGAGCCTCCGGCTGATCTGTACTCGGAAGGACTGACGCGCATCACCGCGACGATGGGTATGGTCTTCGTGACCTTCACCCCGCTGCTTGGTATGTCCGAAGTGGTCATGCGATACCTTCAGGAGAAGTCCCCTGATCGCGGTGTCGTCTCCATGACGATCAGTGATGCCCTCCACATCCCGGCAGATGAGCGATCCAAGATCATCGCAGGCTACCCGGCGCATGAACGCGAAGCCCGCGCCAAGGGTATCCCCATGCTCGGTTCAGGTCGCATCTTTGCGGTAAGCGAGGAGCTGATCCGTGAGAACACCCTTCAGTATGTCCCACCCCACTGGCCCCGCCTCTGGGCACTCGACTTCGGCATCGACCATCCGTTCGCTGCTGTCCTCGGCGCATGGGACCGGGACGCAGACATCATCCACGTTCTTCACGCCCTGAAGATGAAGGACGCGAAGATGCGCGAGCACGTTGATGCGATCATGGTCTATGATGGCAACAAGCGCGACAGCATGGGCAAATTCGCCGGGGGGAAAATCCCGGTGGCTTGGCCACAGGACGGGCATCAACGCGACCGTGGCGACCTGACGCCGTATTCAAAGCTCTACCGCGAACAAGGTCTCAAGATGCTACCGACGCACGCCAAGTTCTCGGATGGATCGAACTCGACCGAGGCGGGTATCGCAGAGATGAACGAACGCTTCACCAGCGGGCGGCTGAAAGTTGCTGCTCATCTGGAGGAGTGGTTTTCTGAGTTCCGCCTGTACCATCGCAAGGACGGCCTGATCGTGAAACTGAACGACGACTTGATGTCCGCTACCCGCATTTTGGTGACGGCCAAGCGGTTTGCTCAGGTTGTCAGCTATGACGACCGGGAAGGCAAGCCAAAGGTCGCTATTGCCAAGGATGTTGACTTTGACGTTTTTGATGTATAGGTTTCCCTTGACAATCTAAAGTGGTGGTCAACACAATGGCAGACATCTCTCAGAAAAATAAAGCTTCGTCCTCGGCTGCTGTTGACCTTGGGCTGGGTGACGCGCTGAAAAACCAAGTCGAAGCGGACATCCTTCTCCGCAAGAAAAAGCAGACCGGCACGCAGGGTATGTCCATGATGTCGCCTGCGGCCACCATGCTCCTTGGCGGAATGGGTGGGGTCTGATGTTCTCCGTCCTAATCGCTACCTTCGGGTGGTTAGTTGTGCTCCTCATCGCTGCTTCTGCACTCGCGGCGCTATTCGGACTGTGGGTCGTTGTTGTGATGTTAAGAGATTTGGTGCAGCATGGCTGATATGAAAATTCGCAACCCTGATGCCCCAATGACGACCTATGAGCGCGACCTTGTTGCGGACATCGTGAAAGAGTTTGCGGCCATGCATTCATGGCGCACGACCTTCTCGACGCACTGGGAGGAGGTTGCCGAACTCGTCCTGCCGACTTCGAGGAACACATTTTTCTTCGGTGCCTATAACACCCCCGGCGAGAAGAAAACAAACCGACAGGTGGACGCAACCGGCGCGATGGCACTCAGCCGGTTCGCCGCTATTCTTGACAGCTTGCTCACCCCACGCAATATGGTCTGGCACCAACTCGCCGCGAGCAACCCGGATGTCCAGAAGGATCGCCAAGCAAAGCTCTGGTACGAAGACACAACCCGCCGACTGTTCCAGACGCGCTACTCACCACTGGCGAACTTCAGCTCACAGAACCAACAGAACTATCAGTCGCTCGGTGCCTTTGGCAATGGCGCGATGTTCATTGATGAGCTTGATGGGCGGATGCACGACAAGACAATCGGCGTGCGCTACAAGGCAATGCCCATCGGTGAGGTCTTCTTCGCGGAGAACCATCAGGGGATCGTGGATCGTTTCGTCCGCTGGTTCCGTCTGACCGCACAGCAGGCATACCAGAAGTTCGAGGGGAAAATCCCCATGCAGCTTCAGGCCGCTTATGATGCCAAGTCAAACGCTCTATTCGACTTCTATCACTGTGTTCGTCCGCGTACAGACTATGATCCGGCGCGGCTGGATGAGAAGGGTAAAATCTGGGGTAGCTACTACGTCTGCGTGCAGGGTCAATGCCTGATGAGCGAAGGTGGCTACAATAGCTTCCCCGCCGCCATCACACGATACGACCAGTCGCCGGGCGAAGTGTATGGACGCGGCCCGGCCATGATGGTCCTGCCTGCCCTGAAGACCCTCAATGCAGAGAAGCGGATTTTCCTGAAGGCTGGCCACCGCGCTGCCGATCCGGTGCTGCTGACCGGCGATGATGGGCTTGTCGATTTCTCGATGCGCCCCGGCGCGTTGAATAAGGGCGGCATGAACCCGGATGGCAAACGTCTCGTGGACATCTTGCCCGCTGGTGACATCCAGATCACTCAAGAGATGATGGGAGAGGAACGGGCGCTCATCAATGATGCCTTCCTTGTAACCCTATTCCAAATCCTGACAGAGACGCCTACGATGACCGCAACTGAGGTGATCGAGCGCACGAATGAGAAGGGCATCCTGATGGCTCCGACTGTTGGTCGCCAGCAGTCAGAATATCTCGGCCCGATGATTGACCGCGAACTCGACCTCATGTCAGAACTTGGTCTTCTCGCGCCGATGCCCGGCATCCTTAAAGAAGCTAAGGGCGAATACCAAACTGTGTACACGTCGCCCCTGTCACGCGCTCAGCGTGCTCAGGAAGCCGCTGGTTTCATGCGTACCGTCGAAACAGTCAAGGAGCTGGTGGGTATCACAGGTGATGTCTCGTTGCTCGACCGTTTCAACTTTGATGTTGCTATCCCTGAGATCGCGGAAATTCAGTCAACACCGATCCGTTGGATGTCGGATGATAAGCAGGTTGCGGCCAAGCAGCAGGCTCGTGCTGCGGCTCAGCAGCGCCAAGAACAAATCCAAGCTGCTCCGGCTGCGGCTGCGATAATGAAGGCCGAAACGGACGCTAAAGCTAAGGGCGTCATTCCACAAGGAAACCCGGAGGGACAGTGATATGTCAATCAACCAACTGGCGATCAATACCCGCAACTTCTTGTTGCGCCGGAAGACCCACTACCAGCAAGCATTTGCAACGCCTGCTGGTCAGGAAGTCCTCCGTGATCTGATGAAATTCTGTCGTGCCAATGAAACCACGTTTCACGCCGACGCACGTATTCATGCGGCCCTTGAGGGACGGCGTGAAGTATGGTGCCGCATTCAGCAGCACCTCAACCTGAACAGTGAACAGCTCTATGCCTTGTACGGCGGGGTTCCACTGGTCGATGACAAGGACTAAAATCAATGGCTGATGAAGTAATACCCCCGGCAGCGGGCACGGTTGACCCGGCAGCGGCAGCCGCAGCCGCCGCAGCCGCCGCAGCCGCCGCAGCTACCGCACCTTGGTATGGCGCTGACCCGGAAATTGCTGGCTATCTCCAGAACCGTGGCCTCGTGGACAAGCCCGTCAACGAAGTTGCTCTCTCCACGATCCGTGCTCACCGTGAAGCTGAAAAGCTGATTGGTGCCCCGGCTGCTGAAATGGTCCGCCTTCCGAAAGAAGCAACCGACGCTGATGGATGGAACAAAGTCTGGACGCGCCTCGGCAAACCCGCCGAAGCAGCAGGCTATGAAGTTGGCGAACTCGCTACGAATGAAGCGACGAAGCCGATGGCTGATTTTCTCCGCGCCACGGCGCATAAGCACGGCCTGCCCAAAGCGATGGGTGAAGCCGTGATCCGTGACATCGTTGAGCACAATGGCAAGACAGCGGCTGAAAAGCTGGTTGCCGATCAGGCCGCTGTGCAGGTTGAGCGCGATGCGATGCGCAAAGAGCTTGGCCAAAATTATGATGTGAGCATGGCGGTCGCAAAGCGTGCGGCTGAAAAGCTGGGCATCACACCCGAAGCCATCACAGCTTTGGAGAAGGTCTCCGGCTATACGGCGGTGATGAAAATGTTTATCAACATCGGTTCTAAGATCGGTGAAGATAAATTCATCACGAGCGAGCACACGGGCGGTATCGTGACGGCGGAAGCCGCCAAAGACCGCATTGCCGCGTTGAAGGCTGATAAGGTTTGGACACAAGCCTATCTCAACGGTGACACTGCAAAAGTCAAGGAATTGACTGATCTTCTGACCGTTGCGAACGGCGGCGATGACACGGAAGCCAGCCGCGCCCGGACGGGCCGGTAATAAAATTACAAAAGGGTGTTGACAGGCTTTCCTGTCTGCACTAGCTTCAGGATGAACCAGCCGGAAACGCGGCCCGTAGGGAAAGTGGAAATCACGTCCCGCCCAGCGGCAAAAGCGATCCGGCTGGACATTCCCTGCGAGACCCGCGAACGCGGACGTAGGGAACGCGGCCACCGTAAGGACACGGCCACTAGAGTTGTGAACGTGAACCAATAGGATGGCATTGCCATGAGCGAAAATCTTTTTCAACTGTTTACCACGCAGTTCAGCACGAACATCGAACTCCTGCTTCAGCAAATGGGTTCCAAGTTCCGTGGTCGCGTGACCGAAGGTTTCTATACTGCCAAGATGGCATCCCCGATCAATCAGGTCGGCGCGATCCAGCTCAAGGCACCTGCCGGTCGCTTCGCCCCCAAGAACCGTCAGGACGCTGAACTTAAGCGTCGTTGGGTCTTCCCGCAGGACGGTGAAATCGACCAGCTCATCGACAGCTTCGATGAACTCAAGACCATCGTTGATCCGAAGTCGGTCTATGCACAGAACGCCACCAATGCGGTCGGTCGTGCATGGGATGACGCGATCATCGTGGCGGCTACTGCAATCGCCCAGCTCGGTGTGGACGCTGGCTCGTTGGTCCCTGAGACCTTCGATACAACGGCATACCGCATCGCGGACAGCTTTGGTGCTTCCGCTGCAACCGGCCTCACGGTCGCCAAGCTCATTGAAGCGAAGCGCATCCTGAAGCACAACCATGTCGATCTCGATACCGATCCGGTGTCGCTGGCGATGGGTTCGCAGCAGGAAGCTGATCTGCTCAAGCAGGTTCAGGTGGTCTCGTCTGAATACAACGACCGCCCGGTCCTTGTCGAAGGTCGCATCAAACGCTTCCTTGGCTTCGACATCATCGACAGCGAGCGCCTGCCGACCTTCACGACCAACACTCGTGGTGTGCTCGCCTTCGCCCGCTCCGGCCTGCATCTCGGTATGTGGAAAGAAACGACCAACCGTGTTTCAATCCGCAACGACCTGTCGGGTGAGCCTTACGATCTCTACACGTCCGCTTCCTTCGGCGCTACCCGCACGCAGCCCGGCAAGGTTCTCCAGATCGCGTGCCTCGATACAACGGGAGCAGACATCACTCCGTAAGCGAGATGATGGGGGTGGCTTCGGCCACCTCCTGACCCTCACCCTTCCGTAGAGATCATAGGAAATTCACATGGGCACTTCAGTTCTCAAATCCGCCGTCATCACCAACCTCGACGCCGTTCCTCCGGTTCCGAATACGACTGGCAAGGGTGCAGCCGGTGCGCTTCGTGTTGTCAATGGTTACATCACAACCGTTGCGGCTGACGACACCAGCTCGACATACCGTTTGGTCCGCCTCCCCTCGGCTGCGGTGGTGAAGCATATCATCTTTGAAGCTGCCGCGATGGCAGGCAGCTCCGCAGTCCACGTTGGCCTGTTCTACAGCGACGCCACGAATGACGGAACGCAGCCTGCCCTTCAGGGCACCGTGATCGACGCCGATTTCTTCGGCCAGAGTATTTCGGTGGTGAACGCCGTGGTGCCGACAGACATTGTGGGCGAAGGTGGCTTCTACACGCTGAACGAACGCAATCTGCCGCTCTGGCAGGCAGCGGGCCTTACCGCCGATCCGGGTGGCTTCTTTGATGTCGTGGTTTCCGTTTCGGCCACGATCAACACGGGCGCTCTCCTCGGCGTCGAAGCCCAGTACGTCGATTAACGAGGTCTCCCCGGCGCTACCCCATATGTGTGAGCGGTCCCCTCCCCGCAACATCACTGAAGGGTAGCGCCGGGGCAGCTACCCCTCAAACCTGAGAGAGCCACATGGCACGCCCCACATACATCGCCACCATCCTTCCTGTTGCACCTTATGCCACGTCCGCACCGGATGTGACTGTTGCTGTCAGTGAGTACGCAGCCAGCGTTGATGTGGTCGTGGGTCTGGTGGACGACCTTGACGCAGCCAAGCCCGATCAGACGGGTGTGGAAGCTGCTGTCGCCACTCTTGAGGCAGACGCGGCTTCTCCGACAGAAGCTCACGTTGATGCCCTGCGCGGCCAATGGGACACTTTCGTCACCGCAGCGAACGGTTTGAACACCCTCATTGACGCTGCCATTCTCGCAGCAGACGCTCTTGATGTGGCCCCCGTTGATGCATCTGTCGCTTCGGACGTGACACTCCTGTTCAATGCTGATACAGTCGTCACACGATATCAACTTACGGTAGCCTTGCGAGCCATCCAAGAAGTGCTCAAAGGCTCCAATGTTCTGACAGAATAAGGACGGCGACAATGGCAGACCTCTATATCGGCTTCAATGTGGGCGCAGATTACTCGCCCGATAAAGCCACAGTTGGTTCCTCGACCGGCAGCACTGATGTCGAAGTCCGTATCGACCTGACCAAGCTCGATGGCAAGACCAAGACACGCCTTGATGTGAACCTGATCCTCGAAGCAGTCGAGCGGGTCATCAACGATGGTCGCACCGCCACGTTGCTGGGGTAAGGCTCATGGCACTCGAAGCAACAGAAACACTCGCTTTAGCCGAAGATCAGACCGGCGCTCTCACCGACGCTGGGAAGCCAGTTCTCGGTGGCAACTACGCCATCGTCGCGTCCGGCACCATCGGCACCAGCGTTCTTGAAATCAAGAACCCGCATGGCGACTGGGTGCCTTATGGGGACGCTCTCGCAGCCGGGTGGGTCAACATCCACTTGCCAGCGGGCCTTGTCCGCGCTAACCTCGGTGCCGGTGCATCAGCCGCATACGTTTACGCCAGCCGCATCCCGAACTAACTGGCGGTAGGAGTTCCGCCAATGAAGACCTCAACAAATGTAGCAAACCGCGCCCTTCAGCGTTGTGGTGCTACCCGCATCGAGCCGGGTGCTCTGTGGACTGAGGACAGCAAACAAGCCGCTGAAATTCGGGAGCTGTATGACAGCACTCGTCAAGCGGAGTTGCGCCGGAATGTCTGGCGCTTCGCTGTCCGGCGCATCGCGCTGCGTGCAGTCAATGTGAACGCCTACCGGCTGGTGCCTGCCGCGTACTCGGCATCGGCCTCCTATCTGGCAAACACAATAGTCAGCTTTGATGGCATCTGGTTCATCTCGACGCGCCGGATCGCGCCGGGTGTTGCACCGCGCACCACGAGCGACTGGGCACAATACTTCGGGCCGGTGACGGTCACGCCTTTTGATAGTGAGACGGCCTACTTCTCTGGTGAGTTGGTCTATACGCCGTCCAACACTGGCTACGCGGTCTATCTATCCACGCAGGATCAGAATGAGGACGTGCCGGGCGTGGTGTCCGCTTGGGACGCCCTGACCACCTTCAGGCTTGGCCAGAGTGTCACGCATGCGGCAGCGACGTGGGTGAGCAACCTTATCCTCAATCTCAACAACGAACCGGGTGTAGTATCCAACTGGGATGCAGGCACAACATATGCTGCTACCACACAAGTTGTAGCGTCTGATGGTAATGTCTATACCTCTGTTGGTTCTGGCAACCTGAACCACAACCCGGTCACGGACACCACTCACACCTATTGGACCTATGTGTCGATCAGCCCATGGATCAGCCTACCGGCTGGTCAGGTGGGTCAGAATGAAGGTAAATGGCAGACAGTCAATGCGACGCTCGAACCCCTCAATTTCATCTATCCGGCTGGCGTTAGCCCGGCGCAAACGAATGAAGCTCGCAATGTGTTCATGCTGCCCCACGGCTTCCTCCGGGAAGCCCCGGCTGATCCGAAGGCAGGCTCGTCTTCTTTCCTCGGCGCACCGTCTGGGAATATGTACAATGACTGGGTGTTCGAGAACGACTACTTCGTGACACGTGAGGCGCAGGTTATCATCCTGCGTTGCGTCGTGGATGTGAGTGATGTGGACAAATTTGATGCCATGTTCTTTGAGGGTTTCGCCTGCCGGATCGCGCTTGAGGTTTGCGAGATCATCACCCAGTCGGTGTCGAAGGTGAGCATGATCGCGTCAATGTACAAGCAGTTCATGGGCGAAGCTCGTACTGTGAATGGTATCGAGACCGGCCCGACCGAACCCCCCGAAGACGACCTCATCACCTGTAGGCAATAAGATGGCTGACGCAAGTTTCGTTCAAACGTCCTTCCTTGGTGGCGAGTGGTCCCAGTTCTCCCAAGGCCGGATGGACAACCCCGAATATCGCACGGCGATGAACATCTGCTATAACGGCCTCCCTATCGAGGAGAGCGCATGGGTTCGTCGTGTTGGCACACGTTTCGCCACACTCACAAAGAACGCCGGGCCAGCTCGTGTCATGTCTTTTAGCTCAGTGACAGGCGCTCCGTACACGCTTGAGTTGACGGATGGCTTCATCCGGTTTCTGAGCGGGGCAAACCTTGTTGTGCAGGGTGACATCAACATTGTAGCGGCGCTATCTGATGCTACCCCCGCTGTGGCACAACTGAGCCACGAGGCGGTTGATTGGGTTACAGGCGACACCGTTGTACTCTTTTCGCCCACTGCGGCGGATACAACTGTCGCTCAGCAGCTCATCAATCGGCAGTTCAAGATCACCGTGATCGACGGGTTCCATTTTAGCTTGGCCGATGCAGCCACTGGTGCCGCATTCGACGGCTCAACTGTGGACCTCGCTGCCAACATCCTTTATGTCGGTAAGGTGTTGGAATACACAACTCCGTACACAGACAGTATGCTGGAGGAAGTGCGTGGTGTGCGCAGTGATCGGTCGATGGTCCTCCTTCATGGGCGGGTTCAGCCCCAAGTTGTCGTGCCGATCACCGGGTCATTCAAAGACGAAACAAATGATGTGTTCGCCCAGCTCGGCTTCGGGCCTGTTGACTTTATTGACGGGCCATATCTCGATCCCATCGACGGGGTGGTGATGAACCCTACCGGGACCGAAGGGGTCATCACTCTTGATGTTACCTATCAAGCATTTGATGTTGACAGGGTTTACCGCCAAGGGGATGTGGTGACTTCGGGCATCTTGAGCTATGTGTCCATCCTCAGCAATAATGTGGGGCACACGCCCGCAGGAAGCCCGACCTATTGGACACAGAATGTCAACGGCCTCGCGCCGGGGCAGGCGGGGTTTGCTGCCGGGGATGTCGGTCGCCACATCCGTTTGTTTTCTGAGCCGCCTCTGTGGGCGGTTGGCACGGTCTATTCTGGTGGGGCTATCGTCAAATATAACCTCGGCTATTACACCGCGCTTACTGGTTCGACGGGCGTGCCGCCCGACACGAATGAGACTGCATGGGCACCTGTATCGGGTGAGAGTTTCGCCGTGTGGACGTGGGGGCGCATCGTCTCTGTGGTGTCTCAGACGCAGATCACTTTGCAGCTTTTTGGCGGGCCGCTGCTCTACGAGGGTGAAATTCGCATCTGGCGTGCGGGCGTTTTCTCGGACACAACCGGCTGGCCTACCTGTGGCACTTATCATGGGGGTCGTCTGTGGTTTGGTAGTAACGAGGCCAACCGCTTTGATGGCTCGCGTGCTGGTGGCAACCCGTTTGACTTTGCACCTACAGCTCCTGATGGGACTGTCTCGGATGCAGATGCAATTTCTTATGTTCTCGACAGCGGGGAAGAAAACCCGCTTCTCTGGTTCGCGCCGAACGATCAGGGCATCGCTGTCGGCACAAAGAGCAGTGAGTGGCTGATCTCAGCGTCGAACCTCAGCGACCCTCTGACGCCAAGCTCTATCCAAGCGAAGCGCAAGACCCTTTATGGCAGCGCGGATGCCGAAGCGATTACCATTGGTTCATCTGTCATCATGGTGCAGAAGCTGGGCCGCAAGCTCCTCGATCTTGCACCGGATGTGTTCACAAACCGCTATGCCGCGCACAATCTCTGCGTGAGTGTGAAGCATTTGACGAAGCCGGGCATCAGGGAGATCGCCTACCAACAGGAGCTGGCTCCGGTCATCTGGGCGCGTTGTACTGATGGTTCTCTGATCGGCTGCACCTACAAGCGTGAAGCCAGCTATGGGCAGCAAGCCACCGTCTTCAACGGCTGGCATCGCCATGTCCTTGGCTCTGGAAACACTGTGACGAGCCTCACCACTGGCCCCAGCGTCAATGGTAATCTCGATAGCCTAACGATGGTGACATATAATCCTGATACGGATGATTACCGCATCGAGATTATGACAGACCTGTTTGATGAGGACGGGGGGAATACCGACGCATGGTTTCTTGATAATGCTGTGACACCAACCTGCTCTGAGGTTGATGGCGAGACTGTGAAGTTTTACGGCCTCAACCACCTCAATGGCAAGACGGTCTCATGCTGGGCAGCGGGTCTTGACTGTGGTGATTATCTCGTTGCTGATGGCTTCATCACAGTGCCTTTCGGATCAGACCCGGACGGGGAATTTACTGCTGCATACCTCCAAGCGGTATCGAACAGCGGCCAAGATTTTGGTGGCATGGCTGTCTTTGTGAACAACAACATTGTGATCCCCCCGCCCGCAATCCCGCCCGGCCAACTCGTGCTTGGATACATCGGGCCGGAGACAGGTGTGCAGGGGTATAGCGACAGTGCTCTCCACATCGACTGGGAGAACGATTGGCTCTACACGTACACCTACGGTGACGAGGTTTATTCTGGTATCCGCAAGTTCGATATTTCGTCGGGCACGCAGCTTCTTGAAGCCACAATCCCAACGATCCTCGACGGAGTGGGTGCGCCGGACAACCATATCCTTGCACCTGTTTGTCATGGCAACGGGGAGGATGACCACATCTATTTCCCCTCATCCGGCAGCAACTACACGGTCCTTCGGAAAATCCAGAAGTCAGATTTTGCGCTCGTTGATAGCTTCGGCATTGACGATGCCACACCGCCGACAGCTAACCGGGAAGACTATTACCCGGCGTCTTCGGCGCTGGTGAGCTTGGCAAATCACTGGTCTCGCTTTCTCTTGGCCCAAGCAACAGGCGATGGCGAACTCGCCATGTATCGCACCGCCAAAACCATCGCGCATCTCGACCCCAAATCACAGGCGCTCTCCTTTGACACAGTAGAGCTGCTTGAATACGCATACCCAGAGGCTGAGGATGATGGCTTCGGCAATCTCACTGGGGAGATCAAAAACCCACTCCCGTCCTTCACGGCACGCACGCCCGCGAGCGTAGCGGCGTGGAACTCCGGCACGACCTATGCGCAGGGTGATGCGGTGAGTGCGGGTGGTTATCCGGCGCTTGGGGACTATGCGGCTGAGACTGGCGAAGTCAACTGGATCAGTGTGGACAATGGTAATCTCAACCATGACCCGGAAGGAGAACCCGCCCCGTGGGTCGCTGGGTCGATCTACGCGATTGATGATGAAGTGACAGTCTCTCAGGTCGTTTATAAAGACACAGAAGGTGGGTTGTCTAATTCTTCCCCACCGTCTGCACCGAGCCGGTGGGATGTTGTGCGCGACAGCTATTGGACTTATCCGCCTGACGTTCGTGCTCGCTTCTGCGATGGCGAGACCGCTGAGTTCATGTTTAATTCAACCGCGTCTTGCTATGCGCTCGTCAAGGATAAAGTCACTCAAGCTTCTACTCTGCCGCTCCAGCTTTACCGGCTGACGCTGACGACCTATCTGCATATCCCCGGCGCGGCAGAGCAAATCTTCGCAGCAGTCGTTGGCGCGGTGGTGCAACTCGTCTTGACGTGGCTGTTCAGTTACTTCGGCAGCTTCCTCGGAAAATTCCTCCAGTTCGGTGCTGCGCTCCCTTCACTTGAAGATCGTGTGGATAGCCTTCGTATCGGAGACATCGCGCCAGAAGATGTGGACGCAACGTGGGCGCACTTCGTAGCGGTCGGTCCCATCACGCGGGATGGACGAGACGGCAATCTGATCTTGTTTGTGAACAACACAGTCGGCTCCCCCACAAACGAAAACTATGTTGTGAAGGTCAGCAAACTCGATGCAAGCGTGCTCTGGGCGACCCCGGTGTCGGGCTTCCCGAATGATATGCGGATCGAGACAAACCATGGTGGTCTGGCATTCCAGTCAACGACCGGCAGCGGCACCTACGATGTGTATGTTATCAACACGGTTGATGGCAGCATCGCGGATCAAACCACTGTGTCCGGGCTGACATCAAGCGCCGCACAAGGCTTCAGCGACGCGAAGGGCGAGATCATCATGTTCGGTCAGCTCCTCGACATCCCCGCTGCGCCCGCGCCGATCTCACCGACGCCGGACGCCTTTAGCAACACCTATTGCCGCCTGACTGTTGGCCCCGGCCTCGCCTATCCGATCACCCAAACAGCGGGCTATAGCATCCCTGCGGTCATTGGGTATAGCTATGAAAGCAAGGGCCAAGTGTTGCGCCCCATTGGGCAGGCTGACACTGGCGCTCGCAACGGGCCGGGGTTTGCAAAGGAGCGTCGCCAGCATCAATTTGGTGTGCTGCTCCAGAACTCCCAATCCGTCAGCTTTGGCACTGAGTTTAACAAGGCACGCCCGGCGCTGTTCAAGACAAAAGGCGGAACTCCGTACAAAAAGAGCCAGTTGTTTTCTGGGGTGCATTGGAATATCATAGATGATAATTACAGCTTCGACAGTATGCTTTGCTGGACTATTGATCGCCCGTATCCTCTGAACCTATTGGCAATCGGTGGCTTCATCCAGACACAGGATCGCTAACATGCCCGCAGGACAAGCGCCTTACAAAAGCTCCTCAAGCAGCTCCTCTGGGGGCGGCTCATCCTTCGCGTCCTCTTTTGGGGACGCAGATACGTGGAGTAGCATCGGCGGCGTGGCTAACGATCTTTTTAGCGCGTTCGGCAGCTTCAAGGCTGCTGATGCAGAAGGTCATGCATCAAACCTCTCTAACCAGCAAGCCCGATATACTGATCTCAGCACGAGCATCCAGAAAGTTCAATCTGATCGGAACCTATATCAAGTGCTCGGCGGGATGCAGAGTGATGTCGCCGGAGCAGGCTTTAAGATGTCGGGGTCGGCTCTCGACCTGATGCGTTCCAGTGCGGCTCAAGGTGCGCTGGATAAGCAGCTCCTGACAATGCAGGGTGAGATCACAGCCGCTGGCTACCGCCAGCAGGGGGATGCCTACGGCCAGCAAGCAGCCGGGTCGAGTGCGAGTGGGTTTGCCGATCTCATTGGCGGCGCAGTTCAAATCGCTGGCATGTTTTTTTAAGGGGTAGCCGATGCCTAACATTCGCACTTACCAGAATACTCAGAGCGGGTTCAGCGGGGACAACCGTGGGGCCAATTCGTTCGGCTATACCGCTCAACATCTTCGCCAAGATTACGACAGCATGGGTCGGCAGGCAGAGAGTTCCATCAAGACGATTGGGGACAAGGTTGTTCGTGAAGCGGAGCGGTCAGAGACATCCGCTCTGGCGGCGAAATATGCCCAGACGTTTGAGAGCCTTACTCAGTCATGGAATGACACCGCGAAGAACTCAGACCCGAATGATCCCGACACTGGCAGCAAGTGGCGTGAAGACGTTATGCGCCCGGCGTTGGATGAGCTGGGCATTGATCTGTCCACAGACAAAGGCCGGGAAACTTATGACCGGATGTCGAACCAGCTTCAGATGCATATGTTCGAGAAGACAACCGCTGACCAGTCCGCAATGGCTGGTGATGCGGCTGTGTCGAACATCAACACGATGGTCAACTCCTACACCAATGCGGTGGCTGCGGACCCTTCTGCCATGCGTGGTGCTCTGCCCTTGTTGGAGGCTGGTATCGAGGCGACCATTGCTTCTTACCCAAACCTGACCGCCCAGCAGGCATCTGAGCTTCGGACAAAGCTGACTGATGAAGGACGGTCGAATATCGCGTCGGCTGCTGCGATTGGTATGATCGACCGCAACCCTTCTGCTTTCCGCGAAGCAGCGGCGAGTGGTCAGTTCGATGGCCTCCTTGACGCTCAGAAAATCGCCCAGCTCGATGGCTACGCTGATAGCCAAGAACGGGCTGCTGTATCCGCACAGAAAGCTGCTGAAACAGAGCTACGCCGTCAGCAGACGGAATATGTGGTCTCGGCTTCTAACCAGATCGTCGCCCAGTCGGTTGATCCCAATACTGGCGCTATCAACATCAAGCCGGACTTCTTCAAGCAGACGGCTCGATTGGCATTGATGCCGAATGCTCCTCAAGGCTTGGCCCGCGCAATGCTCGATTTCGGGGCGACGAAACAACGTGAAGCAGCAGCCGGTATGCCCGCTGTGACAGACCCGCTGGTCTATCAGGACTTCAGTGATCGCATGTTCGTGCCCAAAGGTACGCCCGGTGCGCTCGCGCTTGCCGAAGTCTATCAGGCGCGTGCTGCTGGTCTCCTGAGTGACAAAGACTTCACATTTTACAAGGGTGCAGTTGGCGATGCCGACAAAGACCCGGCGAAGGCAGAGCAGAATAAAAAGCTCGAAGGGTTCTTCAGCGGTTACAAATCCACGATCACAAAGTCAAACCCGATCCTCAAGAGCTATGACGCGCCGGGGGATCAGCAGTTCTATCGTTTCCAAGTCGAGAAGCGGCAGCAATTCCAAGCTGGGATTGATGCTGGTAAGTCGCCGGATGATCTGCTAAACCCGTCGAGCAAAGACTTCATCGGCAGGGATGTGGGGCAGTACACCTATTCATCCAAGCAAGCCATTGACCTGACCATCGGCAATGCAACGGGGAAGACTTCTGGCTTTGTCAAGAACCCGGATCAGGAAGTCGTGAAACGCCTGCCGGGTGAAAGCGCCGCTGATTACCTTAAACGCTCAGGTGGGTGATGTCTGATACAACCGCGACCGGGATGCAAGAATACCAGCGGCTCGTAGCTGGTGGCTTCTCCCAGCAAGAAGCTGAAAGCTGGAAGGTTGAGCAGACTGAAAAGCTGCTTGGTGGTGGCTTCTCGAATGAGGAGGTTGATGCCTATTGGGGTGAGACCAAGCCGGACTATTCACGCCTTGACAATGACGTTGGAGCAGCCGTGCGCGGTGGTGGCCCCAAGGTAGCTGAGAGCGCCACAGAAGCCTTGCAGGCGGGCTGGCAGTCCTCTGTTGCTGGTCTGGTGCTGCGTGGGCAGAACCCCAACGTGGTGCCTGATGAGAAAGCCGGATGGATGGCCGATGCGCTCACCATGGGTGGGCAGATTGCTGGTGACTTTGTGCCCGGCGTGGTTGGTGCTGTGGTCGGTGCTGGTGCTGGTGCTAGTGCTGGTACGGCAGTTACCCCCGGACCCGGCACAGTTGTTGGTGGTTTGGCTGGTGCTGGCGCAGGCTCAATGGCTGTCCCCACGGCCATGCGTGAAACTCTTATGGACTATTACACTCATCGCAATGGCAACTACTTCAAAGACTTTTGGACACGCCTTCAGGACATCGCCATTAAGACGAGTAAGTCAGCCATCGCGGGTGGCATCGCGGGTCCGGTCGGCGGCAAGCTGGGCGGAAAAATTCTGGAGAAGGGTGGCACTCAGGTCGCGGGTCGCATTGGTGACTATGTGGCGAATGCAACGACAGCTACGGCATTGGGCGGTGCACTTGATGGTCATATGCCAGACAAACAAGATTTCACGCTGGGTGCTGGTGCTGCTCTGGCGATGGCGGTTGTGACAAGAGGTCGAGCCAAGCCGCTTTCAAAAGCCCAAGAGGCGGCTGTGCAAGCTGACATTGCACAGAACCTTCAGGACATCTACGCTCGCACCGGCTTCAGGCCGGACGAAGCCGTCACCCGCATGAAAGAAGACCCGGCCTTCGCACAGGAAGTCTATGCGCCGCGTGCTGCGTCTGGTGATCCCGTGACGCCTGTGGCTGATGCGGCGATGACCCCGGACCCGGAACCTTTCGAGAAACCCTCCCGTTCTCCCGATCTCGATGGGTTGCAGAATGCTGGCTTTGCCCTGCATGAAGAACACGCGACTATGATCCAGCGCCTTCAGACAGAAGCGATGCAGCGTGCGGGCAAGAAGCCAGACGAGGCCGCGCCGGAGATCACGCCGGAGGAGATGGTCAAAGCCGCGCAAGATACTCACCTCGACTTGATTGCTACACTCGAAGGCAGCGCCAACTACGCGAAGGCGAAGGGCATCTTGGAAGCTGATGTTGTGTCGCCTGCCGGTGCCATCGGTCGCTACCAGATCATGCCGAACACAGCACGTCAGTTCGGGTTTGACCCTGCCCGTCTGACGGAGCCTGCCTATAACGAGAAGGTCGCCCGCGCGATCACCCAAGACCTCGCCACCCGCTTCCCCGGCGATACTGTTGCTCAGCTCATTGCATACAATGCAGGGCCGGGTCGCGCTCGTTCGTTCATTGCCAATGGTCGTAATGTGCGCCAGCTTCCGCTTGAGACGCAGCGGTATCTTGAACGTGCGCAGGAGATGGGTGCGGTCAAAGAAGATTTCATCGGTGAGAACATTGACAGCCAGCTTGCAGTGCAGGGTGACGAGAACTGGGCACCCCCGCCCGGCAACAAGACCCTGCATGGGGAAATTCTGCCGCCTGAACGTGGCGGTGGAGGGAATGGCAATGAGCCGCCGAAGCCCCCGATTGATGGTGAGATCATCCAGCCGGAGCGTGGACCAAAGAAGATCGCTGACGACACAATGCACATGACTGAAGATGTGCTGGTCGAGAAGATCAACGACATCATCGCGCCTGCGGACAAAGAAGCTCGCTTCGCGTGGATGCAGCCACGCCGCATCATCTCCCAGTTCCAGAGCGAACTTGAACCCGCTAATGCCATCGACAAGAAACTCGGCATCTCCGGCGACAAGCTTGGCGTGGAGGACATGCTGCGTCAGACTTACGCCAGCAAGGAGCGTGCGGGCTACTTCATCCGCTACGGCACACTGGAGCCGACGCCGGGTGAGATCAAACACACAAGCGACAATAGCTTCATCGCCGCCTACAAAGCTGTGAAAGAAGACGGCGGCGACGCGGCTGGCTTCATGGCTTATCGTCTGGCGAAACGCGCCATCGAGAAAGCCGGACAAGGCATTGACACAGGTGTTGATCTCGCGCAGGCGCAGCGCCTCGTGAAACTTGCAGGCAAGAAGTACGACCGCGCTGCCACGATCATGCGGGCGGCGAAGGACGCTTCGATTGACTACGCCGTTGCGTCTGGCCGCTTCTCCAAGGCTGGCGCTGCTGCGTTGAAGGAACTCAACCGCGAACACATTGTCATGCGCCGTGTGGTCGATGAAGGCTACCGCCCCGTCATGGGACGCTTCTTCAAAGCCCGCAATCCATTGAAGAAGATGACAGGCTCGAAGAAGCAAGTGATCGACCCGGTGACAACCGAGATCGACAATCTGCATTCGATCATCGCTGAGGCTGATCGCAACCGTGCCCGTCTCACATTGGTCGATGCTGTGAAGGAACACATGCAGAAGCATCCTGATGACACAGGGTTGCTGAAGATCGAGAAGGTGGACTTCCTTGACGAAGATACAGGAAAGGCCATGACCGGGGACATCCTTGATGAGAATGGTCGGGTGATCCCTCCGCTCGCCAAGGAAGGTGCTAAGGCATTCGTTGCGGAACGTATCTTACATTCAAAGCTCGGCCCGAATGATTTTGTCGTGTACCGCGATGGCTTGCCTGAAGTCTGGCGTTCTGCTGATGAGGGTTTGACAGAACTCCTCCGTACACCGATGCCTTTGAAGTCGAACCCGGTGGTGGCGCTGTTCCAGAAGTTCGCCAGCTTGCAGCGTGCGGGTATCACGGCGGCTGTCGAGTTCCCCGTCCGCGTCATCATCCACAGCCAGATTGCGCACTCGGCGTTCGCTGATAAGTCCACGGTGCCTTTCTACGACATGATGTCTGGCATGATGGATGTCTTCAAGCAGAGTGAGAACTACAAGGCGTGGGTCCGCAATGGTGGTGCCGGTGTGGCATTGTCTGATATGGACGTGAACTATTTGCAGAAGGACATCCGAGCCATCTGGAGTGAGACCGGCACGGAGAGTGCTGTGCTCAATGCCGTCAAGCATCCCCTCGAAGCGATGCGGATGATCCAGCATATGTCTGATGCGGCAGCTCGCATTGGCTACATGAAGCGCATGGACAAACTCGGCTACACCCCGCTGAAGGGTGCTGCTCTGAGCCGCAAGGCCCAGCTCGACTTTGCTGAGCGCCAGACGGCAGCATGGGTGAACACATGGGCGAAGATGGTTCCCTTCATGCCATCCGCTATCAAGGACGTTGAGCAGGTTGGCACCGCGTTCCGTGATCGCCCGGCGTCCACATGGGCGAAGGCTGGTCTGTATTTCACGCTGCCGACACTGGTGATGTACGCTCTCAACAAACAGTATGATGCGCTGCTTGATGAGAACGACCCGAACCGCTACAGCGAACTGCCCAAATGGATGCGCGACATGTACTGGGTGACACCGCCGATCAATGGGGTGCGCGTGAAAATCCAGAAGCCCTATGTCGGCTCCTATCCATTCTCGACGTTGCCGGAACGGGCACTCGACCAGTTCTGGATGGACGACCCGCACGCGATGGACAAATGGGGCGAAGCCCTCGTTGCCCAGATGGTCCCGCCGTATGTTCCCAGCTTGTTGGCCCCGGTCGTTGAGGACAAATTCAATAAGAGCATGTTCACGGGTCGCCCCTTGGTGCCTGCGTCACTCGAAGGCGCATCCGGTTATCTTCAGTACAATGACAATACATCTGAGACAGCGAAGAAGATTTCGCAAATCCTCGGAAAGCCCGGCTACAACGTCGCGGATGTTTCACCGCTTGTGCTCCAGAATTATGCTCGCCAATGGGCGGGTACAATGCCGATGACTGTGTTGCGCCAGTTTGAGAAGCCGTTTCGTGGGCCAGTCAAGCCGCAGGAGATGGCGGACAATCCGTTCGTTGGTGCCTTCTTCGTGCGCCATCCTGACATGGGGTCTCAGTCGGTCCAGAATTTCTTTGAGAACAGTGATGAAGTTCTGAAAGCGCATCGTGACTTCGCACTCGCTGTGGAGCATCAGGATTTTTCTGAGATCGACGTGGCATCCAAGGAGTTCACAGCCTACATCAATGTGTCGAATTTCAAAGACGCGATCACAAATCAGATGAAGGTGCTCAAGTCGATCAACCGCAGTGAAGACATGACTGCTGATGAGAAACGGCAGTACACAGACAGTATCGTTTCTGGTGCTATCGCTATGGCGAAAGCTGGTTCTGCATTGGTAGAAACTGTCAAGCAGGAGCAGGCCGATGGGGAATAAGAATAATCCCGGTATCACGATCCGTGGTATCCGGCAGAAAATTCCACCGGGCTATGTGATCGGTCGGACGGACACAGGTGACGGGCAACCGCATCTGATCCCGATGAGTAAGATCAAAGGCACGCCCGGTGCTGACGGTGCCCCCGGCGCTCCCGGTGCCCCCGGCACTGATGGTCAGGGCTTCCTCGACCGGGGCGCTTATTCTGCTGCTAACACCTACGCAGCATATGATGTCGTCACACAGAATAGCTCAACTTGGCTGGCTACCACAGCTCATGGTCCGGGAGGTGTTGGTCCGGCGAACGGTGATGCCGGATGGATACTCTGGGCGCGTGGCTGGAACTTCGTCGGTGCATGGGCTGGTAGCACGACCTACTTTGTCGGCACGGTCGCCACCTATCTGGGCAAGACCTATTATTGCTATGTCAAGGCGTCCGCTCTGGGCAACCCGCCTTCAGAGACAGGTAACTGGTCGCTGCTCGCTGACAGCGGCGCTGCGGGTGCCACGGGTGCTACAGGTGCCGCAGGGGCTGACGGCGCGGATGGCGTCGGTGTGCCCGTTGGTGGCACCACAGGGCAGGTACTAGCCAAGATTGATGGGACAGACTATAACACAGAATGGGTTGACCAATCGGGTGGTGGGGCCGGTGGTGTCCTCCCGCTCGTGACCGGCGAGCTGCCCGGCCCGGTCTTTATGAATGATGGCAATGGACAGACCATTGGCGTCCCGATCTAGGAGCTGACAATGGCTGCATCGACCACAATGACGGACTATCTGGGCAAGGGTCTCCTCTCTGCCCGTCCGGCTTCTCTCACGCTCGCGGCTGGTGTCATGGGCCTCTACTATGCAACCGACACAAAGCTGATGTACGTCTGGGATGGCAGCGCGTGGGCGACCTCTGGTGCCAGCCCCTACTATGCAAGCACCCCGGTACTTCCTCTGACTACGGACGTTACGTTGGAAAAGGATGGTGGCACAACTGCTTCTATCTCCCAGTCCACACGAGGCATTATCGCGGATGTGACCGGCGCGGCGGCTACGGACAAGAATGTCCTCTTGTCCAAAGGCGCAGTTGGAAGCTCATTCACATTGATCGCCTTTATGGGCACCCCGACGATGTGGCGGCGCTACATGGCGCTTGGCCTCTATATCAAAGAGACAAGCTCCGGCAAGATCAAAGCGTGCTGCTTTGCTGGCGGTACGTCTGGTGCCTTGAGTTATCGCCGGATGTCATGGACCGATATCACAACCTTCAGCACCAGCACTGATGTTGTCGAGCACTTCCCGACCGGGCCAGTCTGGATGAAGATGGTCGTGTCGGGAACGACCGTGACAATTTCCATATCCGTTGATGGCGAGACGTTCGAGCAGATCGACACGTTTACTGAAGCCTTCCTCGGCGCGATCAATACAGCGGGCGTTTTCTTCGGCGTAAACCAGACTGACGGCCAGCAGGGTGTTCATGCATTCGCTCATGTCATGGGGCTTACACTCGCATGACAAAAGTTCTGCTCACAGACTATATGGGCCGGGAGGTCAAGCAGGGCAGCTATGCCATGTATCTTGATGACACCTCCCGCGTTCTCTTTGTCTCCCCGGACGGCATCTCATTTACCGCTCTGGGGCGTGAGCTTCTGAAAGCAAACCGCAATCTTTATGTTACACCAACTGGTAATGATACAACCGGCACAGGGGAGGTCGGCTCACCATGGCTGACGAACCAGAAAGCCTATGACTACATCACGTCAACCTTGGACCTCGGTGGCTATACAGTCACGGTGAACACTGCTGATGGCACCTATGCTCCGGGATCGGGCGTGAATGTCCTCCTTATTGCACAACCATGGACGGGCGGCGGTTCAGTCTTCTTTGAAGGGAACATAACCACTCCCGCAAATGTCGTTTTCTCTGCAACCTCCGCAGCCGTTGTTCTGGTCACTTGCACATTGCCGGGTATCCTCCGCTTCCGTGGGATGAAGATTACTGCTACGGGCGGACGTGGGTTGGAGCATCGTGGGTCGGGCATCCTGCAATTCGGGCTTGTGGACTTCGGGGCTTGTGGTGGGGCGCATTATGCAGCCCTCACACCCGGCGCATTCATCGGCGGAATTAGTGCATATGCCATCAGCGGAAACTCTGCTATCCATATGCAGGCGACATTCTTAGGAAAAGTAGAAACTGTCAGTATAACGATTACTCTCGTCGGGTCGCCGGTACTGAGCACTGCATTTGCCTTTGGCTCCCGTAATGGCGTTGTGCAGGCGAATAATCTCGTCTTCTCCGGGGCCGCAGGCACGGGCACAAAGAAATACAATGCAGACCTTGGTGGTGGCGTTTTCACAAACTCTGGTGACATCAACTACTTCCCCGGCAATGTGGCGGGCACAGCCGACGCGGCAACTTATGGGTGGTACAATTGACAACGCTCAAACAAAAGATCATCGCAGCTTCAGCGGCTGGCACGATGGCGATGCTGTTGGTCATGGTCCCCGACTTCGAGGGGACAGAGCTGAAGCCCTATAAGGATGTCGCCGGGATCACCACGGCCTGCACTGGTCACACTGGCGATGTCAAGTGGGATCATCGCTACACCCCGGAGGAATGCCGGGCGCTGCTCGCCCAAGACCTCACCTCTAGCTTGGCCTCGGTGGATCGGCTGACGAAGGTGCCGCTGTCACCCAAGACCCGCACCGCGATGGCTGACTTCGTGTTCAACTTCGGCTCTGGTGCCTATGCCGGGTCCACGTTGCTCCGGCGTATCAATGCTGGTGAGGGGGCCAATGCCTGCCCGGAGCTGTTGAAGTGGGATAAGGCTCGCGTCAATGGTGTCCTGACCCCCCTGCCGGGCCTCACCCGTCGCCGGGAGATCGAATATTGGCTGTGCGTTGAGGGTTTCCGTAGTGTTCCCCTTCCTCTTGCCAAGCCCGCACGGCTGGGATAGTCTGGTCGCCTCATATCAGAGGACGGACCATGTTCAAAACACTCATCTCGATCTGGCAGTATGTCGCCGTCGCATTCGCGGCTGGGCTGGCGATTGGCTATGTTGGAGCGGTCTGGCAATTCGAGCACGCTGTCCTTTCACACACGGATAAGAAGGTCGCTGAGCAGCATACTCAGGACAAAAAGGTGCAGACTGCCGCCACGGGCGTCAGCAAGGCCGCACAGGAGCGCCACGCTTCCGGGTACGTTGGTGCCACCGATGCCATCAAACAGCTTCAAAACGCTCCTGAGCGGCTTCCTGAGTGCAATCTGGACGACCGGACCCTTAACATGCTGGGGATGTCAGGCAAATGATCCATAACATCCACGGTCCCCTGTTCGCCTGCGGCCTCCTCCTCGTGGCTGCCATCTTGCTCACCGGCTGCACGACCACCGTGCTTGGGCACTGCCCGATCCCGGAGGCGCTGGACTATCATGCGAACGGCCCGGCTGACCCGGTAGCTAAGAACCTGAAGCAACACTTTGTCGAAGATGGCATTGAGCGGCACGCATCCAAGATGCTCGCGGACGACTACAATTCCCTCACCGCGCACATCAAGGATAACTGCCAATGAGCGAGAACCTGACCCCCATTGTGATCTCGATTGATGAGGAGCGCCTGCGTGCCATCATCCATGATGAGTTCCGTGATGGCATGAGGATGTTCGGGGTGGACCCGGACGACACCATCGAGAACCAGAAGGACATGCAGTGGCTGCGGACGTGGCGCAAGGCCGTCACCAAGGTCGGCAGCAGCGCCGGGCTGACAGTCCTGACCGTCCTCGTCACCGGCTTCGTCGGCCTTGTAGCAACCCTCCTTGGCATCCCCCAGCGGTTCCTCGGCTGACGCCCCACTGATACCGAGCAGGAACAAAAAAGCCCCCAGCGATGAACTGGGGGCTTTCTGCTACCGGGAGGGATCACCGGCTATTGCGTGAGCGGTCCTTCTCGATCTCCTTCTGGAGAAGCGCCAGCGCACGCCACGCGACCTTGGCGCTGTGCCGGACACCATCATGTACGTCGATGGTGCCACGATCAACGAAGTGGCGCATCAGAGCGTCGCTCTCATCACCAGACTTCGACCGATCCCAATGCAGGGGTTGGCCGGGGTTGTGCTGGTCATTGCCGATCCTCGACAGTTCGGCTACGGCCAAGAGTGCGTCGGGGAAGTAGTCGATCACCCCCGTCGCCAGTGGTGTCGCCTTGCGCTTCTTCCCATCACCGATGCGATCCTTCAAGGTGTCTTCAACACCACGAGCATAGGCGGTGAGATTGTCGATAAGCGGCTCAAGGCTGGGTGATAGGTCCGGGCCACGCTCCCGCTGGCGCTCAAGCACCTCAGTTGCCGTCATAGGCGCAACGGGGGTGATCGAAACGGTATAGTCCTTCAGGGGCACATGATGTGGTCCAGTCGGCCCCAGACGAACAACATAGGTGCCATAGCAAGCTAAGTCTTCACAGCACTTCATGGCGTCTTCTTCAGACAGGCCACCGAGCACAAAGGATTTGTGCCCGAAGGATTTGAGCACATCACTTTGGCACTTGTCACAAGGGCATTCGTCGCCGTGCAGGGTGCGGAACTTTTCAAGGTCAAAAGGCTTGAAGACATCTTCTCCGGTCAGGGGCTTTGACAGCGGGCCTTTTGGCACGCTCTGGTACAAATCCGGGCGGCATTCCCGGCAAGCACAATGCTTTGGATGTTCTGACATCACGCCCTCCCATACGCGAGGAGTGCCTGACGGTCGGCGGGCTTTGTGTTGCCCACATCCTTCCGTGCCCAAGCATCGTTTTGCCGTGCCGCGCGATATGACCGTGCAGGCCGGGCGTCCTTGCCTTCCCATTTGAATTTGGGGATCGCCTGACGAAAGGCAGCGGAGCCACGCGCGATGCGCCCACCGGGTAAATGGTTCGACCGGCGACCGGCACCAATCTGCCACATGCGGCCAAGCCCTTCTCTGAGCTTTGCTGCTTCCTTGGCATTCTTGCCAGTGAGGATGTTCACCATCGCGGAGGTGAGCACCCCGAAGAAACTACGAGTTGACATCGGATTTATCCTTCAAGCTTGAGACCCCAGCAATGAGCGTGGTGATCTCCTTGTGAGAACGCCAGCCATCTGGCGTCCAAAAACCCCAATCACGTTTCACTGGCCCGGTTGAGAACAGTGACATCGTGTAGGGGATATTCGGGGGCAGGATGAGCCGGTGTGTATCCTCGGCGTTGCGTTGGATCACATCACCCTTCTTGCGCGGGATTGTCTGATAAGTGCGGCCCCGACCGAACACACTGCCCATGCATTCGATATATCCACCCGACAGGATCACCGACTGGTTTTTCCACGGGTGGTCATGCAGGGGACGCTCAGGATCGCTTGCCACCTGCACATGCAGATAGACGTTGTAGTCATGGCTGTGAGGGACAACGTACCAGCGATAGAGATACGGCTTGCCATCAGGCGCGATGGTCAGGTCCGGCTCGTGGTAGGTGGAACCGAGGATAGACGTGAATGTCCCACGGTCTTCCTCGGTCAGCATCATAATGTCAAACATATAACCCTCCGTTGACAGATTACTTTGAAAAGACTTCCACCCACGCTTTCGACTGCGGTGGCGTGATGGGGTCTTGAACGAAGACTTCCATCTGGGTGTTGATACCCCACTTCTTGTGGACGAACCAGAGCGCCTGCGAAGCGGGGGTGGCAGGAGCACGGAGACCGATACGGGCGAACTCATCGTAGCCCTTGAGGCAGTTGTTGACGATCAGGCCACGGGTCGAGATGTACTGATGCCAGTGCCCCATGACGATGGTGTCGAAGTTGCGCCCGATCTGAGCTTCGCTTCTGCCAACTTTGAACGACCCGCGCATGATGGGTCCGATAGCTCCAATAATGCCATCACCACCACGAACGCCCATGCTGTCTCCATGCGTGAGCAGGAAGCGGTGTCCATTGACTTTGAAGTATGCATCGGTCTGATCCGGGATAAAGAACTGAACGCGCTTGTCGCCCTTGGCTTTGAAATAGAGTTCGAGCTGGTTGTATAGGTTCCACTCGTAGCTGGTGAAGACCCGGCCCTTCATGCGCGGCTTGTGCGTCATGCGCCCGTGGTTGCCGACGACACAGGGGACGAAGACCTTGCCGAACTGATCCGCCATGTAGGTCAGTGCCGCGATGAGCTTTTCCTGAATGTCAAGCAAGCTCTCCTGCACATAGGCGTCGTTCGTATCCTGAAGCTCCTCATGGATTTCGCCCGTAATCATATCGCCACCGAGGCAGATCACGATGCCGTCAGTTTTGTTCTTGACATGCGGCAGGATGAGATGGGTGGCATTCTCCACGAGGCGCTGAAGGCGCTGGGCTGCGATCTTCGAGTTGAACTCGTTGATGCCACCGACTTCTTCCGGGCGCACCGTCTCGCCCCAGTGCCAGTCAGACCAGATCATCATGGGCGTGCCGGGGCTGTCTGCATTGAGGCGCTGGTGCAGCCAACGGGGCGGCTCCGGCGTCTGGGCCGACAGACCATAGATCGCTTCACGGATTGACGCTGCCGTGTCATTGTCGCGCTGGATTTCGCTGAGCTGCTGCTTGAGCTGTTTGTTCTCCAGCTTCGCCTTCTCATGTGGATCGCGGATGATCGTGTTTGCCGACAGACCACGTTGCAGGGCTGTAGCAATTGATTGGCTGAAGGCCGGACGCTTCAAGCCCAGTGACTTGGCCGCAGCGGACTTGTTGCCATCGTGGCGCTCAAGAGCTTGTAGGCGCTCCACGAGTTCGGCGTCCGTGAGTGTTTCGATCATTTCGCGGTTTCCTTGGTTTCTTTACAGGGGTTTGGATAGCCTTGGTATGGGCATACATCATCAGGCAATAGGCGTCCGCCTCGTGCTCATTCTCGCCATCATAACCCATCCGTCTGGCGGCGACAAGCATGTCGGTTTTTGAAGCTCTGGCGTTGCCTGCGGCCCAGAGTTTTATCTGATTAGGCGTTAGGTCCAGCACCGCTGCACCATATTTATGCCCCAAGCTCTCCGCGATCCCGGCGTAACCCCAGAGGGACCGGGTTGCATCTGCACCACGGGCAAATGGTCGCTCGTAAATGAGCACGTCGAGAGCACCCATCATCATCAACTGAAGCTCAAGGTGAGCAGCGAACTCCCCCAGCCGTTCCGGTCGCAAAGCCTTACGCCCGCGCGTGACATCCCAGTGCCCGGTGGCCACCCAGCCGGGGACGTTTACCGCATAGGCGCTGACGCCACCGAGGTCGAGTGCGATGATGTGAAGCTTCTGGGTCACTTGAAGGCTGCCCAAATAATGATGAGTGCAACAATCCACCAGCCAACGTGGTTCACAAGTTCTATTGTCATTTTCTGTACCTCGTTCCAGCCCAGCAGTCCGTAGCAATCGGTATGCGGAGCGATCTCGCCCACGGCGTTCCATAGCACATAACTTCGTCTAGCAGTTTTGGGTCCGCCCGTCCAGCCATAACATCCGCGATCACTTCGTCGTGGACCGTCAGGACAATTGGGAAGCCGGCTTCTTCGGCAGCAAACATTCCCGCCACCAGCAGATCACGGGCAAGCGCCTGCACCACGTTCTCGGTCAGCAGCCCACCGTAGGCATCGACCGTGACCCATTTACCCTGCTTCCACGTCTGGTAAGTGAAGCCCTGCCGGATGTCGTCTTTGTCCCATGGCATCGGGCGGCGGCACTTCTGCGGATTGAAGTACCAGAGCTTCCGGCCAGAAGGGAGACGGGCAGTCAGCCACCCATCTTCAAGCTGATAGCGCACGCCGTAGGCTTCGTGAGGATGGCCCGACCAGACTGTATCAATAGCTGCTCGCTCCAGCGCCTTCCAGAGCTTCGGCACGTTCGGTGCGAACTCCTCGCGGTAGATGCGGACGACCTCTTTGCAGAACTCCGGCGTCTCCTTCTGTGCGTAGCGCATCCTAAACTTCTTCCAGCCCATCTGGAAACCTAGTCCGAGTACGGAGTTCTTTCCGGTCTGGCGTTCGGCTGGGTCTTTCTTCTTGTCGATAGGGCGCTTGTAGATCGTCTGCGCCATGTCGATGTAGATGTCTTTGCCCGTTGCGATGAGGTCTGTCTTGTCGTACTGCCCAGCTAGGGCCAACACGATGCGGGCTTCGATGGTCGCAAAGTCACCGACGACTAGCTCATTACCGGGACGGGATACAATCGTGTGTCGCAGCCCGCTGACGACCGCCTCGATTGGCTCACCAAAGAGTAGTCGTACAAATTCACTATCTCGCGTGAGGATAGCCGACACGAGGCTTCCCGGATCGTGCGCTTCACCATCAACTTTGAGCGACGGACGGGGGAAGTTCTGAGGCTGCAAGAGACGACCGGCCCATCGTCCCGGCCCTGCACCGTGATATTGAAGCAAGCCTCGCGCGTTCCCGTCTGAGCCGACGCAAGCACGCATTGAAACAAGCTTTTTAATGCTCGCGCTTCCGATGATTTGTCGAATTTCAAGCGCACGCCTTGGCAGAAAAGGTAGCTCGATTTGCTCGTCTTCCTCTTGGTAGTCCTCCTCGTCGCCCGCCCAGTCTTCTTCGAGTGTGCCATCAATGTCTCCTTTCAGGAACTTCGCTACAGTTTCTTTTTGCAAATTGGGAATGGTGCATCCCTGCCCAGCGAGCCACGCTTGAAACTTGGCCCCCTGCGTCGGGTTCACGCCGGTCAGCTCCCGGAACTCAGCCAGCAACGGTCGGCCTGCTTCGTCCACGATAGCTTGGGCTGCGTCCACGTACTCCATATCGAGCCGCACGCCGCGTTCATTGATCTTCTGGTCCAGCAACCACACCTTACGCTCCTCAGCGCCCAGCCCCTTCACACGGCGATGCAAGGCAGTCTGGCTGTGCAGATCGCCAATGTTATACTCAAGTACCCGGTTGAGTTTATCATCGGTGATGACGCTGTAGCCCTTCTTGTCAAGCTTGGACAGCGCCTTCGTGATCCGGGAGCCTTCCATGTCCTTCTGGGAGGAGAGGCGCAGCACAAGGGCAGCACGTTCAAGCTGGAGTGGCAGGCCTTTCATGGCGCACACTGCCATCGTGTCATGCCAGCGTTCATCAGGGATGTCGGGCCAATCGTACTGGGCGACCATGATGTGCCGCCAGATCGCCTTCTCGAATGCGCAGTTGTGCGCGACGAATAGGACGCCGGGGTCGAGTACCAGCCGCATCAGTTCCTTCGCCGCGCCGGTCTTCTGGTAGCAGTCGTCTGCCGTCAGGACGACCTCATCCTTTGGTTTGCCAAGCGTATAGCCTAGGCAGAGAATTTCGGTGGTGATGTCCTCAGCATACCGCCACGCTCCAGCCTTCTTGAGATCGCACTGTGATGCGGTCTCATAGTCGATCAGGCAGAATGTGTGGAAGTCAGACATATTTTCCCTCGGTGAAAGTGTGGGGGCCGCACCTTGTTGAGGAACAGCCCCCTTCCGTTCATCCCCCAGAGAGGGGGCACCTAGGTTCAGAACGGAATTTCGTCGTCGTCCGAAGCGTCGTCAGTCGGGTCTTCAGTCGTGACCGAACCGGCGTAGCCTTTGAACACTTCCGCTGCCGACGCGCCGCCTGAGAGCTTTGCGCCTTTGTTGGTGGTCAGCACCATGTTCAGGTATGCAGTCACGCCCGGCTTGCCGTCTTCGCCCACCGCATCATATGCGACGAGGTTGACCTGAGCGAGCACTTCAACGCCGTTGTAGAATTTGGGCTTCGCCGCGATCCGCGCCGGGCCTTCATAGTCAACGACTTTGCCGTTCTCAATCCCGGACAGGCGGGGTTCGTACTGTGAACGGGAAACGAGGATCGCTTTGCCACGATAGAACTCAGCGTCCTTGCCACCCGCCTTGGCCTTGTCAGCCAGCTTGTCGCCGGACGAGAAGGGGAAGCGGAGGGTTTTGATGTCAACGCCCGGCCACTTCTCTTTCGCCAGTTTGACCGCGAGCGCCTTCAGCGCAGCGAGATCGGAGCTGTCGGAGGGGAAGCAGAAGTTGAGGCTGTATTTGGGCTTGCCAACTTCCTTCCCTTTCTTGCCGACCGCACGAGCTTCGATCAGATTGGGGAAGGCGCTTTGCACTGGTGAGGTGAGGTTATAAATGCCACCATCTTTATCATCAGACATATCAGTCTCCATACCATTTAAGGTTAAATGCAGGATCATCCTGCGTTCTGTGGCGTCACGCTGGCAGATTGTTCGGCCAGTGTCAAGAGTTAGTGATAGGCGTCAGGTCGATTTTTGCACAGGCTATGCCATATGCTTTGAGGTCGGGTGTTCCCACGACCACCGGCAACATCTTGTTAGCTGCGGCGATGCAGGCTTCCTCCGTTGGGAATGGCTGCGCCGCAAATTTCCCGCTACCAGTGGATAGCGCCCCGATTAAGATCAGTACAAAGATGGTCATGCTAGTCTCCAGTCAGGTTTGCCACAGCGGCACCGAAGGCTTCCGATGTCGATTGGACTTTCACTGCCTGCCGGGGGTCGCTCTCAAGCGCCACGGTCAGGCCGGACTTCGGGGTGAAGGCGACCTCCTTCACAAGCTCGTGTGCGGCAGGGCTGATCTTCTCCATAGCAGCAGGGGTCTTCAGCTCCGGCTTTGTGTACGCCTCATCACCCAGCCGTGACTTGAACAGTTCCTCAATGGAGATTGTCTCACCCGTCTCAGCGATGAGCACCGAGGAGCGGAACACCCGGTTCGACTTCTTGTACACGAGCTTCGTGCCGCGTACTTCCTTGCCGGTGTTCAGGCGCTTCAGCGTTTCTTCTTCAAGCGCCTTCAGAAAGAACTTGACAGCCGGGATGTACTGATACGACAGGCCGATAGCCTTGTCATTCAAGTTGACGACAAAAGCCGGGTTGTGTGTCGCTGCCGCACGGAACAGACTGTGCATGAGTGGGCACACGAGCTTGGCCGGGCAGAACCGGCAGTGCTCCCCGGCGTCGAGGGTGTCGTCGTACTCCGCACGCAGCATGGCCGGGACCAGAGTGTCATGGACCCATTCTTTGATCTCACCAACGGTCGTCTCCCAGTCACGGACTGGGCCTTCAGTGTGATGAGCACGCGGCTGGACGATGCGGATGCGGACGGGATAATCGTCATGCAACTTCTCCCCCATCTGCTCAAGGCCGTCGATGATCCCAAAGGCATAATACTTCGCCTGCGGGTTTTCCTCCGGCTCGACAATGATGCCCTCGCCGCCCTTCAGATCGGTCACGTCAAGGAACTGCGGAGTGATCGCCCCGAAGTCCAGCGTGCCATAGAAGCTGGGATGGACGGGTGAGGAGATTGCGAACTCGACGTAGTGCCGACCCTTGGCCAATTCAATGGAAGGTCGCACCGCGTCGAGGTACACCTGCACAGCATCAGCCATGTCAGGAACGATCTCGGTCTCGTGGAATGTTTCACCCACGATCTCCCAAGTATCAAGATTGTTTTCGAGGCAATGGGCGGCGGCTTCATGGAGCGCCACACCCTCGCGCCGGTAATCCGGCTCATCGCTCTCGTCCATCTCCAGCTCCTTCAGGAGTGAGACGGAGCCGGGGCACTTCATCCACCGTTCAGCACCAGAGGCACCAAGGGGCGAGTGGGCTGGGCGCTCGACCTTGGGGGCACGGCGCAACAAATCAACGGCTTCGAGTTCTTCAACTTCATCGGTCATAGTCTTTCCCTCTCATCTAGTCTGCACATGTCGGGCAACCCTTTTTAACTATATCCCTCTGCATCGGGACCAGCATATGCAGCACTGGTAGGGTTGCCTGAGATGGGCAGTCAGGGGGAGGATCATACCCTCCCCCGCCGTGGTGTGCGGCCTGCTTATTTTGTCAGCTTGCTGAGCTTTTCAAGGAACTCGGCACGCTTGTCCTGCGGGATTTCACGGAGCTGGAAAGCCTTTGCCGGGTCCGTTTTGTACTCACCGATCAGCGCCTTGATCTTGGTGGGGTTGCTGATCTCGGTGTTCTTCGTCTGCACCGCTTTGTTGAGGTCGGCGTCGGTCACTTCTTCGACCGTTTCGACTGTCACATCAGCTTCGAGATCGAAGGTGTTGTCATCCACCGCAGCCGGGTCTTCAGGCAGCGGGTCTTCGAGGACGAGCACATCGTCATCTTCCGGGAGAGCTGCGGGGTCGGCCTTCGGCTTGGTTTCTGCCTTCGGCTTGGTTTCTGCCTTCGCCTTGGGACCGGCCTTTTTCTGGGCAACAACTTCCGCCTTGGTTTCCTTGGCGTCGGCGGCTTCCTTGGCAGCGATAGCGGCCTTGTCATTGGCCGGGGCAGCGTCGGTAGTCACAGCTTCGAGCTTGCCGGTAGCTGTATTCGCAGCCTTACCGATCATGGCATTGACCTGATTGACAGCGAGGCGAGCAACCTGTTCGATCACATGGCCGTAGTCTTCGTTGTCGTCCAGTGTGGCATTGAGGTGGGCTTCGGCCTTTTTGACCGCGCCGTATTCCTCTTTCTTTACGCCATCGCCGTAGATGATTTTGATTTCGGTGATCTTCATAATTTCCACTCCAGTTAAACTTCAGGATCGTGGGGTGGTGCCCCCGATTGATCCGGTTTCAATCTGTCTTTGAGATGGTATCCAAAGGAGGATAACTGCGCTAGTCGTCTTTCCCTCAGCATCTCATCCGCCCATGCGGCCAATCCCTCAGTCCTACGTCGAAAGGCCCCAAGCAAGGGGTATCGTCAGCCTACGCATGGTCAGGCTAATAAGTCAAGCGGCTTTCGAGTTCGAGTAAAGCATTATCGAGGCGGCAACGGAGGTCAAGGTTTTCCCGCTCCAATTCATTCACCCGTTCAACAAGCGTGTGACTGACGGGAAGGCGCTCGCTGGTAGCGATAGTGAGATCAAAGCCGTTGAGGTGATGAGTACACACCGCACCTGCTGGTTTCTTTGCGCCATCCGCGTAAATTTGGATGGGGCTAACTTCCGCCATCAACGCCCGCGCCGTTTCGTAAGCAGTGTTCTTATCCGGGAATGCCAACGTGATATGAATGCCGTCACGATTGAGGTTGTGCTGCGCGAGCCAACGGCGCAGCTCATGTAGGGTTTTCAGCATGTTGTTCTTCCTCCGATGCTGCGAGATCAGCCTTGAAACGGGCATCCCCCTGAATTGCGATTGCGAAGCCGGTGTCATTGAGCAGCACCCAATTGAAACGCCCGTCCTCGAAACCGATGAATTTCCAACCGAAGTTCTGCAAGTTTGCGACTTCGATGTCTGAATAAACTCTAGGCATGATGTTTCCCTCAGTGCGGCCTATCGACCATGGCCTTAAAATCCTCCCAGACTTCGTACATCGTGGCTTCATCCACTGGTACTGTCTGGCGAGCTATTTCCTCACCCATGTAATCCACCCGAAAAACAAAGTCAAGACCCGGCCCGACTTCCCATGTGTAAAGCGCCAGCTTGTGTGAGTTCTTCATGTCATCCTCGCATCAAGGGCTTTGTGCGTAGTCTGTCTCTTGCGCAATGAGGACGCAAGGACTTTTTCTGAGATCGAGTTTGGCGCGACAAAGAAGTCGGCCTGCACCGTATTGTTCTGGCCCCCTCGGTCGAGGCGGTCAACCATTTGTTCATTATCCCCCGCCACCCATGATGCCTCAGCCGCCAGAAGATGATAGGAGACAAGCTGTAGCCCATCGGTGCCGGTGCCCATGGATTGAATGTTACCAATGATAACATCCTTAGACGGATCATTTATAAACTCATCCACGAGACGCTGCTTCTTCGCCGCCCCGACTGACCCGTCAATGCGGATGACCCCGTGCTTCTGGAGTGCATTCTGAAGGATGTTGAGCACTTCAACATGCCACGCAAAGATGACCAGCTTCTCCTCGCCGCCTTGGATCAGCATGTCCGCGTATTCAGCGACTTGTGGGGCCAAGGCAATGCCCATCATGCGCCGGACTACGGCGAGGTCGCCCTTTGTCTTGAAGTCAGAGCTTTCCAGATCATCAATAGTGTCCGGGTCGATGTCCAACAGGCTCTCAGCTTTGAGCGCGGCCTTAACCGGGCCGGTCTCCTGCATCGAGATGATGTCAAAGATGGGCAACTTGAGCTGCGGCATCACATCTCGCTTCAGATGCCGGGTCATAAAGTTGGCACGGAGCCGGTTCTGCAATTCGTAGTGCCGCCCGGTGCGCTCATCAATAACGAACTTGGTCTTGCCGGTCTCTTGGTCGATGATCTCTTTTGTCATCGAAGGATTAAACCGTTCACGGAACTTTTCTTCAGTGGCAAAGTCGATGCTGTCCCAGCAAAGGTTCCGCGCCATGGTGTAAGCTTCGCGCGGGCGGTTAGGCAGAGGTGTGCCGGTCAGGGCGAGCGTAGAGCCACAGCGATCAGCTATCCCGGCGAGATGGTGGAACGTGCCACCCCCGCCAAAGACGGCTCGTGTACGCATACTGTCGGCTGTCTTCAGGAAGTGGGCTTCGTCTAGGATCAGCAGATCATAGGTGCCCATCATCAATGCTTTTTGGATGGCCGGTGTACGCGCCAGATCATAAGACACGATGGTCCAGTTCGCTTGCGGATGGACGCCGTGGCTCCCCTTCAGGATCGGGTAGATGATATAGGGCCAAGCCATAGTGGTCCACTCGCGGATGCGGAGCGCCCACTGGAGCCGGATGTTTGCCGGGCAGATCACGAGCACCCGCTTGGCGCTGATCTCATTGGCATAAGCGATGGCGATGGGGGTCTTACCGAGGCCGGGCTGGTCTCCGATCAGGGTGTCGCGCCGGTTGAGCGCATAGCTGACGCTGGCCTTCTGGAAGCCCCACAGCTCCTTGTCGATGGGAACCTTGATGTGGGCATTACTGGTCGGTGCCCATGACAGATCAATTTGTTCCTTGAGCGGAGCAAGTATGCTTTTACATTCCGGGGTGGCGCTATCGAAGAAGTGGAGAACGGCACATGGCTCGCGGCTGAACAGGACGGCTTCATGGGAGTGCGACGCTGACGAGCTGTAGTCTAGCCCATGCTCCTTGATGAGCTGTTGAACATCCACACCCTCTGAGCGTTTGACGCGCAGTATGTAGGTTTGCTTTCCCGGAGCGTACTCAAGCAGCATCAGCGATACCTCCTCCATCGCCGTCCGAAGACGAAACGGATGGCATCATCGCTGATCTCACAAGCAGGGTCTTCTATCTCGGCGTCGATGATGTGGTCCCTCACATTCGCCTTAGCATGGCGCAGCATGTAACGGGTCACTGTAAAGCGGCTCGCACGCATCATGCCGATAGCGTATATCTCAGCTTCAAATTCCTCACGCCACGAAGGCTTCTTTGCGTTGACGCCACAATGCCCGTTGCGAACGTGCCCGACTTCGTGCAAGAACACGTAAAGCGTGTAGGGAGTTTTGATGGGCCTGCATCTGATCGTCCGGGTCGCCCCATTGGCTTCCCCATCACAGTCGTCTGGCTTTTCCTCAACCAGACGCCATCCCCTCGGCAAGTATCTGCTGACAACCTTGTCAATACGTTCTTGTTGGCTAAGCACTTGACTGCCCCTCTAAAAGTATGCCTATCTTGTGCCCTGTCGAGGAGCCAAATGTCAATATCAAATCTGCATCAAGCTGCACTGGACTTAGCGCGAGAGGGCATCCCTGTCTTCCCCTGCGTTCCTAATTCCAAACGCCCGGCCTGCGAAAACGGGGTCTATGATGCAACAACTGATGAGGGTCAGATCAATGCGTGGTGGACCGAGAACCCAAGCTACAACCTTGCTATCGCCCCTGAACAGGCGGGCCTTTGTGTCGTGGATATTGACGGGGAGGTGGGTGAGGAAGCATGGTTTGACCTCCAGCTTGAGCATGGCTTCGCCAACGATACCAAAGAGGTTTTCACCCCTCGTCAGGGCGGGCATCATCTATACTTCAGGGGGTCGCTCCCTCCCACAGTCGGCAAGATCGGCAAGAAGATCGACACTCGTGGTGTCGGGTCATATGTACTCGTTCCGCCAAGCGTCACTTCGGATGGTATATATTCCTATGCAAATGACGCTCCGTATGCAGATGTTTCCGATTGGCTCGTCGCGGCAGTCAACCGCCCGAAGGAACGTCATAAGGCTGCCACTGAAGAAAAGGACTTACCGGGCAACGTCTCCCGCGCGACGGCCTATCTAAAGAACCGCGAGACCGCCTACCAAGGCTCCGGTGCAGACGCCCGCACCTACGAAGCCGCTTGCATGATGCGTGACATGGGCCTGACCCACAAGACCGCCCTGACCCTCATGCTCTCCGAATACAAGCTCTCCCCAAAAGACGAACGCTTCCAAGAGTTCATCGCCCGCAAAATTCTCAACGCATATGACTATGCGCAGAATGAGGCGGGTGCATGGGCGGTGGCTCCTGCGGAACAGATATTCGACCCCAACGTCCTCGACAGACTGGTGGCGGATAGTGAGACGCAGGAGCCTACTGCCAAGCCTCGGTTCTACTTCCTCAATGAAAGCGAACAAGATCATCTGCCGCCGCCTGCATGGATCATTCCCGGCTTGCTGGCGGATCGCTCGACATTCTTGCTCTATGGCCCCGGCGATAGCTACAAGTCATTCCTCGGCCTTGACATTGCGCTGGGGATCGCGGCAGGCGTTGAGACGTTCGGGCACGTACCTAAGCAGAAGCCAGTCTTCTGGATCGCGGGCGAAGGCATGACCGAAATCGCACACAAGCGACGCAAGGCGTGGCGCATCGCCCGTGAGATTGAAGGCGAGATACCCTTCTACATGCTCGGTACGCCGCCCAGCGCGTCAGAGCCGATGCAGATTGTTGAGTTGGTCGAGCAGATCAAATGGCATTGCAAAGGCCAACGTCCGGGTCTTGTAGCTATTGACACATTGGCGAAGTTTATGCTCGGTCTGGATGAAAATAATCAGAAGGACGCCGGTTTGGCCGTCGCCGCCGCTGACTTTTTACGGGCGCAGCTCGGTTGCCCGATCCTCGTGATCCATCACAGTGGCAAGGATGAGAAGCGCGGCGCTCGCGGTTCAACGGCGATTATGTACGGCGTGGACGCGGCAGCAGAGGCTATTGCATCACATGAGACCAAGGCCGTCGCTGTCCATGTCCGGCGTCAGAAGGACGGCGAGCGCCGGATGGAGCCGTTTACATTTGAGGGTCGGGTGATTGGCCCCTCACTCGTCTTTTTCCCCACGGATGCTGCTACCTATCAGATGCAGGCCGGTGAGGATGATCCGGTTGCGCCCGCCAAGGTGGGCAAGGCGTTGCGTGATCTCGGCGCTGTCGGGCAGGAGAAGGGGGTAGTAACTGCCGTTCTGGCATCGCACCTGCTACCTGCCGACCCCAATGAGGCTCCTGAAGCCCGCCAGAGCCTCGTACAGCGCCTTTCTAAGATGCTGGGCGCTGGTGCCAAGAAGAAGCTCATCGCCTACACTGAAGGCACTGGGCACGATCTCAGGTGGTTCCTGCCCGAAGCCTAGCGGTCGATGTAGGCGTTAAGTCCCCTGACCTCGTGGGCATATGTTTCCTCAAGATCATAGAACTTGCCAAATAGAACCGCCCCTCCGATTAGGGTGTTCTCCTGCACAGTCATGGGGCGCAGGTGGGCGGGGTTGCAACATGATCGGGAGGTGCAGATCGCGGCGTCATGGTCGAGCACACGCCCGTCAGGGATGGGGCCATTGAACAAGACCCAGCCGAACCTATGGAGGTAAACACCCCTGCCTTGCCAATGGATTTTCTTGTAGCCCTTGCCGTCATCCCAACCTTCTGCAATCCAACATTGATCCCTGTGCGGAACAATGCAGGACAGGCAATGGTGGTCCAGAAAAGGACGCAGGAGTGGCACACGCTTAGCCAATCGGCCCATGGCGAGGAGCGTCTGATCGTGTGTGATGATGATCGGTTTAATGGTCCTCATTTCCTGTACCGGGCATTCTTCCATGGTTTATCTTTCCCCAACATCGCACGCGGCACACCCATGCTCGCAAGGACGCGCCGCTCAAGATCAGCAAAATCACAGACTAGGATCGTTTGTGCCGGACCCCCGCGTGGCGTGATCTCTTGCATCTCAGGCTCACTGCGATGCAGCCGCCCGGTGCCCATTCCCTCCATCCAAGGAGGCGGCTCGTGCCCTAGAAGACAATACCATTCAGCTTGATATTTCTTGAGCACTAAGCCCTTCGCCAGCGCGACAGTGTTGCGTTGGATGCGGGCGGCGAGTTGTTCTTTCGTAATCATGTTGTCCACTCCTCATCCTCAATAAATATCCGTGGAACTTTGAGTGCATGGATTGCAACGAGGCGGTCAAGGTAGGGTTGTGCAGCCCTTCTGGCATCCTCCTGTATGCGACTGATGTGCTTTTTCAAACAGATTTCTTCTTCCGTGTCAGGGGGATAAAGAGTGTGAATTTTCATGCTGTCCACTCCTCGACCGGCGCGGCCTGCCCATGCCAGCGCCATCGTTTATTGATTTTGCCGTAGGCTCTGAAGACCTCGCCGTCATGGGTCGCCATTGCGTTCGGCATCCACTTGGCAAGTTTCATCAGGACCGACGCGCAGGCATCAACGCCGTCCTCTGAGCAGATCGCAGCGGCCAAGCCACGAGTGCCCAGAATGGTCGTCGTCGGCTCCGCTGTCAGGAACTCACGCAGCGCCGCCTCAACCGCTGCATTGCGTTTGCGCCAGTCGAGTTTTTCGACGGTGCTCCATTCAAGCTTGGTCATTTTTCTGCCTTCCAAAATAGTGAACAGTGGCGTGGTGCGGGTGGTGGGCATAAGTGATTGAGCACGTCTCCTGCTTCCTGCGGTGCATGGCGCGGTGTGACGCGATGCCCAGAGAGTGAAATTCTTTCTGACAGGTCCAGCAATAGCACTCTTTTGTGAAGGTGCTCATTTGTCACCCTTCGCAAAAACCGGATGCACATTCGCAATAGAGATTTTGATGGGGCAGAGCACGGTGCCCTTGCGCACCTCACCCGTCCCGCGATCATGGTGCTCATAGTCGATGCGCTTCACTTCGATGCTCAGGTCACGCCCGTAAAAGATGCGATCTGGTTTCTGATTGCGGACGCGCAGCTCATCGAGTTGCTGCACCAGATGGGCGATGTCCGTTGCGTCCACTTCGGGCCGGTAGCGGCTATTGAGACGCACATATGCCTCGCCAGTGTCGCGCATGAAACGAATAGGCACATACGCCAGCAGCTCAGGGTCCACTACGCCAACCGGCACACACAGCCCGAAGTTGTCGCGCGGTGGCAAACCCATAGAGGCTGGGTAAGGGTGGGACTGATAGATGCTCACAAACCAGCGTGGGTCGTGGCGGTTTAGGCGGATGATGTCAGTCATAGCTTTGATCCTCCCTTAGTAATTGCCAAGCCAGTCTTCGGAGATTGCCGTCTGGAGGGCGCGGCGATTGTTGTTCCATGAATGAGTATTGCCCAACAAGAACCGGATACGCCGCGCAACACGAGCGGCAGGGATTTTTGTGGACGACCTAGAGCGCCTGTAGTGCAGCGGGCAGAATAGCCAGTTGCTCTCGATGTCCGTCAGCCCAAAGAATACCTCACCCGCACAAAAATTTAGGTGCGTTATGCCGTCTTTGTCAGTGTACTGAACATCGTAGAAATTGGAGCTGTCACAGGAGCGAACGAGCTGAAGGCCAAGCTCCGCAAGAGCCGGTGTGACTGCCGCCGTCCCAAGAGCGCAAGCTGAAGTCCCGCAGTGCTTCTCAATATCACGGCCTTTGTCTTTCTTGAACAGCTCCGGTGTGATGTGGTCCACCCCCAAGCCTGATATGCCCCATCGGATCATATTAAATTTTTTAGTTTGCACACGTTCCAACGCCTCAGCCAACAGTTCGAGGCGGTCACGGTTCATTTTTGGCAATCTACTCATAGCTTTGGTCCTTCCGTTTTGCTTCCCATTCTTCGGGGTCTGACGTGGCGCGATAGTCGCGGGCGATCCACTTCCGCATCTCAGCGAACATGGCAACCCGATCATCATCCGGCAGTTTCAGCTTGTCGGACAATTGGCGCAGCTCGGTGACAATCTCGCTCACCCTGCCGATGGGGACCGCTTTATGCAGCCGCCCATGCTTGGTCAAAAATTGTGTCACGATGATCCCATCTGTCGTGATGATAGCGTTCTCGCCCATGGCCGGTGCAGATTTTGCGTTCCTGCCCATCACGGCGAGCAACAAGCAGCCCAGCATGGTGCTGTTGCCCTTGGTCTCGGCAATGACACGATATTGCCAGCTCAACCGCTCGCGTTCCTGAGCCTCGGTCAGAGGCTTTGCGCCGTCCGGCGTGATGATGTTAGCCATTGTCGCCAAACTCCCTTTCATTCAGGGCACGGACGATCTCACGGGCCATCTCATCGAATTGCACGGGGTCAATTGCATAGCAACCCGTCGCGCCATCCGCACGAGTGAAGTCTGGGCGCGTCAGCATCATCAATGGTTCACCATTGAAATAGATGCGCCGGTCCAGTAGCTCATAGCGCAGCGTCATCAAATCAGCCGCCATAGTCGCAGCGGCATGAGTGCCCCAGCCCTTGAGCCGCATGAGCGAGGCAAGGTCAGCGTAGCCTACAAGGCCGGACACTTCCTCGCCGGGGTGTACCATAGACCACCATTTCAGGCGTTGGTCAGTGGAGCGGTGAACCTCATAAATATCCGCCGTTCGTGGGTTTTTGATTGTTGCGATTTTCATGGCGTCAGTTCCCTTCGATCTGGCCCGCACATTCAAGCGCATGGATGATGGAGCTACCCAATACTGAGCACGCTTCAGCGTGAGACAGGCCGGTCTTTCGATCATAGCCATAGCGAACGGTAAACGTCGCTTCCGGTTCTGGCAGGCCGTGCTTTTTGCGGACCTTGCCCGTCTGTATCAGCTCGACAGGATAAGGGCACCCGTCAATCTTGGTCTCAAATAACAGCTTTTTCATTTTGTCAATCCTCTGGCATTCCCCAGCGCCATAGGCGACGCTGGGGCACATGCCTGTTAGCGGGTGAGACCAAGGCGGGCTTGAATGTAGCGGCGCACCCTGCCCCGTGTAAATGCATCCACAGGCCGGTTGAGAACGATAGCAATGCCACCCTCCGGCGCACCCGCGAAGCGCAGCGCATTGACCACAAGCGAGCCGGTCAAATAGCCTTCATCAAGATGCGTCAGGATGTGGCCTGCGTCGGGCTTCGGACGCGGATCGTGTACTGTGTGCCCGTTGCTTTCCTGCTTGGCCGGACCCGCTGCCATCTCATTTTGGCAGAGGAAGCAATCGCCGCGTCCATAACTGGGGATCGTACCGCCCGTTGGCATTGTCTTATTCAGGAAGCGGCCAATCTTTTTCTTGAGATCACGCTGCCGCGTTGCTTCGCTTTCAGCGGCAGGATTGGAGCCATTGATCGCCCAAGGCAGAACCATGCCGTCATAAAAGGCGCATTGTTTGCCACTCGCTCGGCTGTGAACATACCAGACGCCTTTGTAACTGGCAATAAAGCCATCAAAGCCAAAACGCTCAAGGGCGAAATTGAGCCGGTCTTTTGTCGTGACTGTCAGCCAGCCGTTTGTATTGAGCGTGATATTGTTGCCCTGCTTTTCGGCAATATCCGTGTAGTGCAGGCGGATAATTTGCTTGTCACCTTCCGTGTACTGAAAAGTATTGCGGGCGATGATGCGCGGCTTCCCATCCATGGCCGCAAGGCGTTCAGGTGTAAAGCTTTCTTTAATCGCGGTTCTAGGCATTGCTTTCGCTCCTATTGTCGTTTTCGCATGATTGCGCCAATGGGGCCAAGCTAAAATGGTTAGCCCCATTAACTCAGGCATGACAGACGCCACTTTCAATCAAGGCTTTCGCCGTGCGCCCGAATGTGCCTTGCAGTTGCCAGCACAACCCCGTGTCAATGAGATATTGCCATGCTTCGATTTGCTCATCCTCGGATGCTTCCTCGACGCCTTCAGCAATCATAGTCGCTTTGTACTTATCCATAGCTTCCCTCTCAGTCTGGCACATGGCCCGTTAGGCTTTGCCGGTTATAACGTACAGATGCAAGTGTTGCGCCTGTCGGTGGTGCTCAAGCATGTTCATATAGAAAGCATGTCTGGCGGTGCGCAAAGACGGGGTGGCTAACGCTTCGCGTGCGACCTTGTTGCGGGCTGCCCGCACCACATCCCGATTGCTCGCGGATGTGGACAGGCGCAGTCTCATGTATGTTCCGTACACTGTCAATCCTTCCCCTCTAAATGGGTGAGCGATGATTGGCGCGGCGGGTTGCTTTGTTCCATGCCGCGCACGCTTTGGCCGGTTCTTCGCTCGCCCATGATTGCCAATCTTCCCAAGCATGGCTGACACGGTACACGTTCAAAATTTCCTGAAGGCAAAGCTCATCCCACAGACTTTCATTTTGACCGTCGCACCAGTACATGAGATTAGCGGCTTCTTCGCGGCTCAAATCTTCGGCACGGCGGGTTTTGATGCTGCAATGACGCAGCGAGTGGGCAGTTACCCTAACAGAATGCATGGCTTTCGCTCCTTTTGTCAGTGGGCAGACGATACATGAATGGGGCCAAGCATGGCGGGCACGATTGGCCCCATGGTCTAGCGTCTGGGTAGGTTAGGACGCGGGCAACGTGTCAGCCTGCGCGGCGCTGGCATCCACGGTGCGCGGTGCATCGGGCGCAGGGACAGGTTGACCGGCAGAATGATGATGCTCGCCAGACAGATGCCCGCGTGGCGCGACGGTCACAAGGGGCTGGCAGGCATAGTAGGTGCTGCCGTCAATTGTGTAGTCGCCAAGCTCATGGGCGGTGGCCTGAGAAACCGAACGGAAAGCCCCCAGCGGCACGTCAGCTTTGTTGAGATCGAGGAAAGCAAGGTGGGCAGGGCGACCATTGACGCGCCAGTTTGCATCGAATGCACCGAGCACCAAAATGCTTTCTTGGGTTTCAAGATAGCCCGTGCCGGTCACAACGGCGAGATAGTCGAGCGGAATGAGGAATGATTGCTCATCAACGCCTTGGCCTTTAAGTTCGCCTTCGCGGTGGGTGTAATGGCCCGTCACAACCTTGTGCGGGACAGCGGCCAAGCTCAAGGCTTCCTGAAAAGCGGGCAGGTCCGAAGGCTCAACGCTGCAAATGAAAAAGGACTTTTGATCCTCGGATTTTGTGGGCAAAGATGGTTGCATGGTGATAGCTCCTTTAGCCGATTGTCCTTTATTGGCAATCGGGAAACCTCACTCTAGCACGGGGCCATGAGTGAGGGAACCGGAGTGTCAAGCTTCGGATAAAACCCTTTCGATTTCTGAATAGCCACGGGTGCAAAGCAGTAGGGTAGTGAACAGCTCAAGATGCTTTGCCTCTATCTCCGCCTCCGGGTTATTGGGCAGGGCACGCAGCCCAGCGATAGCACCAGCAAAAAAGTCTATTGCCGCGCCATCTCGTTTCTTGCCTTTGTAGCCAAGGCATTGTGACCGGGCAACAAAGGTGTGGGCTAAGGAGATGATTACTGCTTTTGTCATAGTGGTTTCCCTCATGTGGTGCGACGGTGGGCGGGTGTCTTATCGTGTCCATTCCTCAAATGCGGCGAGTACACCAAAGAATATCAGCGCGACGCCTATGTAGGTCAACGGTACGATAAGTGTTTCAAATCCAGTCATCTTATATTCCCTCTTTTGGACGCAGGTTTAGTGTGTAGCTTAATCTGCGGAGTGAGTAAGCAAACTCCCTTGGGGGGTCGTTTCGCTCTCAACTAACGCGATAGCTATACCACACAAAAAAGCATAAGTCAAGCCTTTGAGGAAATTATTATTGGCCTTAGTGTGTGACATGATATTTCAAGTCAAAACCATGTTGGGACATATTATGTGCCCAGACCAATGGTGACAGGTTGCGGGGCTTCAGGCCGTGGGCTTGCTCATAGGCGCGGATGTCGCGCATTGCTTGCATTGGCGTGCGGAGATCATGGCGCAAGCCTCGGATGGGGCGATGCTCAAGGTTGTGCAGGCCACTTGCTGCGGATGCAACGGCACGGGCACGGGCTTCAGGGGTGAATAGTGACATGGTGATAATCCCTCTTTATGTGGTGGGCTTCTTGCGCCCATGGATAGAGCATAGCAGCTAGGTCTTAACAAAGCGTTAACAGGGGTAATTTAATTGCGCAATAATCTTGCGTGATATGTGGTGCACGGCTTATGCCAGTGCCCACATGATACACCCTCATTCTATTGCGCAAGATTGTTGCGTGATAGCCCATGCCCTGCCCATGTGCTCACCCCATGCCCACCTCATGCCCACCTATTATTGGGCCAAACGCGAAACACACGCAATAAACATGCATTGCGCAAGATTATTACGCAATGGCATACGCCTCGCCCACAATCGCGTAATATAGTTGCGCGGAATGGGCAGGAAAACACTATTGATGGGGGGTGGGGGGTGGGGGCACCCCTAGATTTATGCGCGTGTGTACTATTTGGCCCAAAGGAGTATTTC